ATGAAAATACTCTATCAATATAAACACACTCTACCGGATCTTCAACATATACTACTTTTGCTGCTTGATTTCCTTGCATCCACAGTACATCGCCAACCTCTAAATTATGGTTGGCTGTTCCGGCAAAAGTTGCTTTATTCGAGCCTTCTGGAATTGTTATTCTTTTGTAGCCACTAAAGGGCGCGGCAGGGTCAGACACGTTCCAATGCTTCCAAATACTAGAATAGTCATTTTGTTGAAAGTACTGATTTGGAGGATTCGCATCCCCGTTCACCCCGCCAAATTGCTGCCACCATCTCATCTTAATAAGATTTATTGCATCATACCAATAGTCTACATTTAAAAAAGGATCATATACATAGTTAATTAATCGAAGTTGATTACTTGAACCGTATCCTGTTAAAGCTAAGTACGCATATTCTAAAGCATAAGGCTTCGGTTTAGCAGCTCCTATTAGATTTCCGTCTGCATCAGTTTGATTTTCTCCCCACCAACTTCGTCGAACACCATTATGATTTAATATTGCAAGAGTATGAAAACCAATACTATGTGCATTTGTTTGTCCAGCGTTAGCCTGACCGCTGCCAGATAAAACTTCACTATTAAAATCATCGTCGCCAGGAGAATGAACTAAAGTACTTGCCCCTTTGTCAAAACGTATCTGATATATATCATCTGTTTGATTGCTTATTACAGATACAGGCGAGTTTACTTGCCCGCCTTTATACATTCCAAAGATTCGCGGATGCGTTCCTTTAAAGACGTCATCTATATATCCTGTAGCAGTTACAGGCACTGATCTCTTACCTTCACTTGAGATACTACGAACAGCAAAAGTATAAATACCATCCGGAACTTTATCAATATATAAAGTAGTATTTCTTGTACGAATAAAAGTAGGAGGATCAGTGACTCCATTACTTACTTCATATTCAGTAACAAAAGTTATATCTTCTGGGGGCTCCCAAGACAACATAATCTCTTCCCCAGTTTCTCCAAACTTAGGGTCTTTAAAAACTCTTAGTCCTGTAGGCGCAGGAATTTCTGTTGTTCCTTCAGGAGCAAACAAAGGATCTTCTATTGCCGTAGAAAAATTACTATCTACAACATCAAATTTTCCTTCATAATATTCTATTGCGGATATATCATATTGATTTTTACCGGTAGAACTTATTCCTAATATTTTATATTCTTTTGGGCTGGCTACTGTTACTGGATCATCTTTTATTCCCCAAATCGCACCGTCCTCAACAAGGTAGTTTTGATAAGTATGATCATATCTAACTGTTATTTTGGTAGGGCCATTATTTGCTGTATGCTCATACGAATAAATATCTAAATCTACAACTCTTGATTCTGGCGCATGTTCTAGGGATAACAAATTTCCCTCATCATCATAGGCAGCATTTATTCTTTTTGCTATCTCTTCATCGCTTAAAGTATGAATTAAACTTAAAAAAGTCCCTGTTTCAGTTTTTGCACTGCTTATTCTATCCCCCCTATATTTCGTAGCCCCCGCTATAACTGCGCTTTCTTGCGCCACAAGCACAGCTTTTCCCGAATGTAATACAGAAAGTTTTCTGTCTGTTAAATTTACATCGAATCCATTCTCATCATCAACAATTCGTCTATCTAATGTAATGACTTGTTGATTAGTTGTAGGACTTTCATTCGCATCAAAAGCAACTCGAGAGTTGACAGTATCAAAGGCTCTTCCACTATAAGCCAAGGCATGGTCATGATTATCTTGAATTGTTATAATATCACCAGGAGATAGAAACGCTCCATTTAAAGACGTAGAGAAAGTAACCATCTCTGTTTGATTAACAGCAGTCCATAGTTTCCATCTACCATAACGAATAGCTTGACCTTCCGAAGTACAGCCAAATGCAGTTCCTTCTTCTTTTATAAGTTGCCCTGTTTCAATGATATTTTCTCTATCTTCTATAATTAAAGGCTCTAGTTTATAGTCTGAAGCAGGGTTAGACCAACTAATAATAATTTGATTACTACGAGTTTTTGATCCGGTAGATTGGTACTCAAATTTTCCGTCTACAACATTTGTTCGATTAAAGGAATATATCGGAGATCGTTTTTCATCAATTACAGGAGTAAGCTTACCATCCATCCAGTAAAGCATAGCCCTAAAATTAGTTGCCATGTCTTTTAAAACTTTGTAAACATCAGTAGCTTTTTGAAAGTAAAAATTTCCTCTAAAACGAGGCTCTTGGCCCCCTTTTCCGTCGGGCACAAGTTCATCGCAATACCTTGCTATTCTATATAATGAAAATTTATCTATGTCTTCATTATCTGAAATAAATTCTCCTATACCATACCTATTATTAGTAATGAGATCATAAAAAATCCACGCCGGATTGTCTGTATATACTTTATTTACTCTAAAATTACCTGTCCAGATACCTGTGTATAAATCTTTTACATTGCCAAAAGTATCTCCTACTAATCCTTTTTCTTCTCTAGTTGTATAATTATCTGGAATAGCAACTTTTAGACCATAACATTCATAAGTTCTTACAGGGGGGCTAGAAAAACTTTTTGCATTAAAATTTACATGAGCCAATGATGTAAAAGGATAATTTAGTTTTTCTTTAACTACTCCTAAAACTTGCTCATTTCTTGCCGTTTGTACAGCTTGCCACTTTTTAACATTTGAGCCTCTCCAACGCAATTTTTCTTTTCCATCATTTCCTGTCCAGCAGTGTCCTCTACCGTCTTGTGCATCAGTCATATTTTCAGAGTTTGTTATTCTTCTTATTATAATATCAAACTTAGCAAATGGTTGATACTTTTCCAAATCAATAACATGACTAAAACTCACAGAGGATAAAAACTTTCCTCCATGCGCATAAATACTAGAATCCGCGCTAAGATTGGAATTACCCCCTCTCATGCTTCTTAGATCCTCAAGCTGTCCTTGAGTTAATTTTCCTCCTCCATTTAGTCCTTGTCCTGGAAGGGGTATATCAGAACGAGCTTGTGCGCCTTCTCCATCGTTATTGTAGACTCTAAGTTTTATTTCATAGGCGGATCCTGCTGCTTCTTTCTTCCCGCCCTCAGTATTCATCATGTATAAACCGCCGGGATAATTAAACATTATCTCTACAGAGTCAATTTCTGAAGCTTGTGCCCCAGAAGCAGTAATAGTTTTAGTAGTATCAAAAGGAAGATCGCCTACAGGAGCAATTGCAACTGTACTACTGCCAACTCCTTGTAAAGTTTGAATTCCTTCTTGATCGAAACTGCCGTCTCTAAATTGGTAACTAGCTCCTTCATATTTTGTAAAATTATCTTGATCTGTTATAGGAGCAGTGATTGTAAAAGGAGCTTCCGTAAATAAAAAAGCGGGGTGAGATACAGTAGTAACTTTTGTTACTCCTGCGCTCGTTGAAATTGTATTTATTTTAAGAACCTCATGTATGTAGATTTCAAAATCTCCGGATTCTTGATTTTCCATAAACTGTAATCCGTTCGGTCCCCAAGTATTTGCAGCTTTGAAGGCTATTGTAATACTATTTACTGTTATTGCCGTAATATAGCCTGTTCTTTGCCGAGATTTGTTCGATCCTATTACAGTAGCTAGCCCTACTTTGTCTTTATAAAGTTCTTGCCCGGTAGTTACATTTATACTAACAGGCAGAGCTTCATAAGTCGATGCGGCAGGTACCGGATTTAAATTATTTATCGAATAAGTTGCAAAGACGTCTGAGTCAAAAGTAAATTTATATGTAGCATCTTGCCAGTCTTGAGAAACTAGTTCTACTCCGCCATTTGCTTTTGTTTTTACATTATCTAAATACTTTATATTATCTACAATCAGAAATCTGTCTCCAGAAATAGATTGATCGTAAGAAAAAGAAGTGTTAAAGTTATTGATTGTAATTTCTTTAGTAGGCCGGCCATCTGCTGCGTAAGTTATAGTTTCTCCTGCTTTTGCCTTAATAGGAGCAGTGCTAGCATTAAACAAAGCATCATTATTTAAATATACGCTTGCTCCACCTTCAACAAGACCCCCTATAGGGCCTTCTGAAATCATATCAGTTATTCCAACCATTTGCTCAGTAAAGCCCCTGCCACCAAAAACTCTATTTATAGAGTTATTGCCTTCAAAAGCTATTCGTCTATCTCGTGCTGAAAATCCTAACATAAATTAATTCCTACTTTTTGCCGGCTCTTAGCTGGGGCTGTCTTCCTTCGCTTGTTGTGTCTATTAAAGCAGTGTTTCCACTTCCTACAGTAACTCCGTACCCTGTTGAGGAAGTTATACCTGTTAGCTCAAAATTAACTGGCTGTCCCGGTATTCTTAATCTGCCGTACAATACAGGAACTGGGTCTCCTTCAATTATATTTTGCTCTGCACCATTAAATAAGTATGATTTTTCTTGGTCTGCGTCAGTAGAGGGGTCTGGTGCCATTAACTGACTAATTCCTTGTACTCCTAAATTCACAGCAGCAAATGCAGCCATTGTGCCCACTTTAGTTAATGAGTAGCTAAATCCAACCTTAGCTCCTGTTCCTACTGCTGTAAGAGATTTAGTATAAAATATATTTGCAGGGTTCCAAATAATTAAAGCAACAATAGCTACTGCTGCCAAAATTTTTCCAAAACCACTTTTTGCTCCTGCAGGTACAGGAGTAATTATAATATCCCCGGGGCCTGTTTTCATTAAAAGTTCTTCCACGTACTCTAGTTCATTTCCTTCAATTTCTATA